CGACTTAAACAGGCTCGCTGGAAATTGAGGGGGAATCTTAAATGGGATATATTAACACAATTAGAGACTTAGAAGCACAGACATACGGAATGGGTGGCGCATTTGGCGGCAACGATATTCTAAAGCAAGCGGGAGTAGTACAGGGATTACATAGTGCTCACGATATTGCCGACGCTGCCGCAAGTGGCGTTACTGGAATTTCCACAACAACCGGACTTTACAATGTTCTTTACGGACAGAAAGTTTGGTCAATGCTAAACCGTGAAGTAAATGCACTTTCAATGATTTCAAAGAGGCCTTATTCTTCTTCGGGATGGAGAGTTCTAAAGAGCCGACCTTTCGGTGGCTCCGGAAACACCCTTGCAGAAGCACTTGTAAATGATTCAGATACGGCTAACTCCGGAATTGGAGACGATGCTCCTTCTGCTGATTTAATTGGTGGCGTTCCAGAAAACGCTGGACTTTCTACTGCGGCAGATGGTCTAGGTTCTATGGCTCCTACCTATGCTCAACTATTTATGAGCCCTAAAACTGTTGCACACCAATTCGATTTCTCTGAATTGGCAATGGAAATGGCAAAGATTGACGATGGAATTGGAGATATTAGAGCGCAAATGCGTGAAGATATGGGAATTGCTCACGCAGAAGCACAAAACATGATGCTTCTTATGCCTCTAGAACATTATGGTGAATCAACAAACCAATCTACAGGCCGTCTAGAAAACATCGAAAGAAACTACACTTCTCTAAACAAGATTGTTACAAGTCGTGCAGAACTTTTGGCTATTGATGGTGGAGTTATTGCTACTGATACCGCAAGCGCAACAAACAACTTGGGTAAGATTTACGGAGATGAAAGGCACAGTGCAGCATCTTTCCTAGATTCTGAAGTAGACTTTGGTTCCGGATATGCTAGTGGAGATGTTCGCTCGCTAACACTAACTCTACTTAACAACATGATTCGTAACCTACGAATTGCTGGCGGTTCTCCAAAGGTAATTCTAACAGGATATGACACAATTCAGTCTATTGCAGACCTACTACAAAGCCAAGAAAGATTCATGGACAGAAAGGAAATAGTTCCTACTGTAAATGGTGTTCGTGGAGTTAAGGGAGCAGAAGTTGGATTTAGAGTTGCAACATACTACGACATCCCACTAATTCCTTGTAAGGATATGGCTTCTACAGGAAACGCAACTAGCAAACTAAGCGATTTGCTTTTCCTTGATACTGACCACATTTGGTTGGCTGTTATGAAACCTACACAATACTTCGAAGATGGTATTTCCAATGGAAACCCATTCGGTGTTGGTCGCCTAGGAAACCAAGCACTTTACCGCACAATTGGTGAAGTCGGTTGTTCATTCTTTAAGGGACAAGGTAAGATTACCAACATTCAGTGAGGTGTTTTAAATGGCATTAGCATTTACAACAACACTTTTGGCAGACCATAAAGGAAACACAAGCCCTAAAGTTTGTGGAGACGAATATGTGGTAGATGCCCTAATTGATGTTACATCACATGTAGCAGCAGGAGCAGAAATAACTGCTTCTTCTTTGGGGCTTTCTACTATTCACTGTGTTTGTATTACAGGACATGAAGGAGCAAATGACGCTTACCCAAATGTTACTGTTTCTACAGCAGGTGCATATGAATCTACATCCTCTTTCAAGTTGATGTTTACAAACTTAGACGGTACTAACGCAACTGCGGCTGCTGACGATGCAGACCCAACTTGTGCAATACGAGTTAGAGTTTGGGGCAACATTTGAGGTGAAAGGATATGGCTAAGATTTGTCTTAGTCCCGACTCGGTAATGGGTAGGTTGGCATTCGGTAGAGAAGAAATCACAAGAGAAGATTCTTGCGAAATCTCTGCGGTTAAGGGTCTTATGAAGACCCAAGACCCCAACCTACTCATTACCTTTGAGGAAGGCGATAGAGAAGAATTATCCAATCTAGACGATAGAATGGTTCTAGAAGTTTCTAGAATCCTACAATTAGAAGGTGCGTCTGCATCAGATATTGTAGACCATCTTCTACCAAGGCCTAAAACTTCTATTCCTAAGAGTGCTAAAAGAGGGGCTAAGAAAGCCGCTAAGAAAGTAAAGGAAATTATACTTCCCGAAGCCGAAATAGTAACTGAAGAAGTCGAAGAACCTACAGAAATAGTAGATTCTGAATAATCGACATCTTCAAGTATTATCGGCATTACGGATATATGGAGAGATTGGTATGGCAGATACATGTAGGTCTAGCGGAGTTTTGGTAGCAAGCGCAGTAATAGCAGCGCATCAGTGTAGGCTAAAGAGTTTACATTTGACTGGGTTTGCAGGTGGCGGCGATGTTATCACTGTCCAAATATATGATTCTAAGGACTCTACTCTAACTAATAATACAGAGTTAGTAAGGATTATCTTTGACGGACAATCCGGAGGACTTAATCTAGAATATGACATGCATGGTGTTTTGGCTAGAGAAGGACTCTATCTAAAAATAGCAAATAGCGCAGGTAGTCCTAATGGAGATACTCGCCATGCCATCTCCGTAGAATTTAACTGAGGTTTTTAAATGCCAGCATTAGAACACGACACACGACTAGTTATGACTATCCTTTTTGTAGGGACTGTAAGCGGAGCGAATGTATTTTTTTACGCTAATTATGGGATTGATTTCCCATATACTACCTTAGCACACTCGGCACTATTTGGCCTAATTACCGTTGGGGCTATTATGATACTAAAGGCAGTATTTGATTTAGCACTAAACGAAAAGATAGAAATGTATCTACTAGAAAGAAGAGTAAATCATTTTTGGCATCAGAAGAGAAAGGAAGAAGAACAGAAGGGAAAGATACGAGAGACTATGAATAAGCATAATACTAATTTCGGTTCATCCCCTGCTATGATTTCTACCATAGAAACAGAAGGCGTAGGAAATGAATTCTTAGCCGCTATCGAAAGATGAGGTGAATCCTCATGGTTTTTACTGGCTTTGATGAAGGCGCAATGGCGTATGATTTGCAGAGAGCGCATTCTGCTGATATTTGGTTTCTAAGATTTAGAGCCTATTTTTGGGGAAGTTGTGCGGCGTTAGCGTCATTTCTAATTGGGAATATATTAGGAGTATTTGATATTAACATATTAGGATGGTGCTTAGATGGTTTACAATCCGCATGGTCACATACTCTTGGTGGTTGAATGTGTCAGTACTCGCAGGTTTCGCAATTGTAATTACTGAAGCGGCGATAGCATTTTACAAAAGAATACATGCTATTCCGTTTGGCATTTATGGTGCAACAATGGTAGGTAAAACTACTTTAAACCATCAACTTAGAACTAGAGGGGAAGTACCCGATATTAAAAAAAGAACAGTGGGCTTACACAAAGGTACTAGAAAAACAATAAAGGTCGAGGGAGAAACCCATACCCTAAAGTCAGCAGATGTTGGAGGAGAATCTTTCTATTGGAAAGAATGGATTGCCGACATGAAAAGAAGAAAGGTCAAATATATTATTTTTATGATTGACCATAGACATCTAGATAGCGGGGCTAACCTAGACCATCAACTCGCTTGGAAGTTTTTAGTGGATGCCGTTTGTGCTAATACTTGGCCCAATGGAAAAAAGAAAAAGGAACCCGACTACCCTATAGCGGTAGGAATGTGGGCGAATAAATATGATATTTGGGGAAAAAAATATAGTCACGACGGAGAGATTCAAGACCATCCTATATTCGAGCCTTTTAAATATGGAATGCAAAGGTTAAATGATAAGGGCATACCAACTTTCAAATACATCGTGTCGGCTAAATCCCAACCGGAAATGGTCTACCTAGGCGTAACTACAATGTTAAAGGATTATTGATTAGAATGTTTCAACAAAATATAATAGGACAAATGAATACAACTGCACCATCGGCATTTTTGCCACCGATGCAAAGAGCAAGAGCAAGTGGGCCTGTAGAAGAATACAAATGCGTCAATATAAAACCCAAGAAGCAATTGAAAGAATTAGTTAAGGTTTTAGCACCGGAAAGGAAATCTTTTCTAAAAATTAAATACAGTTACAAGTTTAATCTAAAAGACCGTTGTGTAGTTTGCGGAATGCACCATACATGGGATAGTGGAGATTACATGAGGCCACCAATTCCCTTAACCCAAGTGACTAAAGGTAGGCCAATGCGAGGAACATATTGTCCTAAACATTCCGGAATACATAGACAAATGGAGATGCTACAGCAGCAGATTCTAGCAGAACAGCATGGCCTAGAATTCAAAGCCTTTATTCCAAAAATGCCTAAGATGATTAAAAGAGGCCCACTAAATACACTAAGCAAGGAAGATGTTAGTAGTTTAATTTCTGCCGGATGGCTTATTAAACCACCCACATTAGGAGATAATAAGTCGGCTACTCATGAAGCAATTACTATCGTTGGAGAAATAAATATTCTGACAGATAGATTGAATCATTTAATGATTAAACAAGGTGTGACAGTAGAAGCGGAGGAATGAAGAATGGGAATACTAGGAACCAGTAACGGTACTGTTTTAGGAGCAGTGCAACAACAAAGTGACCAACAATTCAAGAATGTAAATAATTTACTTTCTTTGCAAGATAATCATGTAGAGGAGTTTTTCCAATATCATGGAGATAAATTCCTAAAGTCATTAGAAAAACTCATGGAAGATGTAACCGAAAGGGTAGTTAGCCAAATGCTAACTAAACTACAGTTTGTTCAAGATAATACCACTGGTACTATTAGAATACACCCCGATGCTCTTAGAGAATATGAAAAGATTACTGCTGAAAACATAGAGTTGGATATTCTTAATCTATTGAATTCTGCTATTGATTCAGAAGTCATCAATCAAAGAAAGATGGCCAAGTCCCAATTTTTAGAATCTCAAGGATTCGGCGGAGGACAACAACCATCTGCGGGAATGGCAATTGCGGGATTGACAGGACAAACCCAACAATTCCAACAGATGCAAGGTGCTGCTAATAACGGAAGTGGATATCCAGTTCCTCCTAGTGGACAGGACATGTATGGTCGCCCATATTGGTTAGATGCACAGGGACAAATGTCATATGAGCCGCCGCAAGCAGGTTTAGGACTAGGTACTGCAATTCAGAAAGGTGCTGCTTGGGCTAAGTGGCTAATGTGAGGATGGTTAAATGCCCACTAAGGTAGTGAATGCACAAAACGAATTGAGGGAATGGCCCTCTGATTTCGAAAGAAAGATTAAAGATACCATCACTGGTAAAAATAAAGGAAAGGATGGATTTAAATTAGAAGGCGTGGATTCAATACCCAATCTTGCAGATAGGTCACAGAGAAGTACCATTATAGAATTTGACGAAGGTTCTTTTTCGGAAGAAGGTCTAAAGAAAATTGAGCAGATAGAAGATACTAAAATCTTAGATTTAGTAATGGAAGGTGGGCTGGGAGAGCAAACTAAACTAATTAGAAGTAGGATATATGATAAAGTAAAGGACTATACTTTAGAAGATATGAAAGATAAAACCAAGCGTCTAGAAATAATAGGATATAGCCTATACGGTAAGAGGCGTTCTGATGAGGATGTTGATTTAGATTCTAGTGTGGATATCGAGGAATATATCGGGGGCTTTGAAGACATTCCCCAAAGGGCAGAAATCGGTCAAGACATTCCTCATGTACCCCTGTCTCAATATCCCGAAGTTAAAAATCCTAAAAATAATATGTCAATTAAGTTTAATAGAACTGAAGAACAGTCTACCGGAACAGTTCATATATTCGACTATACTGGGGATGTTACATTTGAATACTCTAACACAGATAATCAAAAAAAGTTTTTACAGTCGTTATATCCAAATGTTCAATATAAGAACGCCGAAAGAAATTTTACTCAAGAGAAGGGAGATGAATACCTAATTGGTACATTGGAGAAAGACATTGAGGCTTTTAATTTAGGAAGTAAGCCGACTCTTTCACATGTTGCTGGAAAACTTATTGAAGAAATAGTAAAGGAAGATGGAAGCCTTGAGAAAGAGATGGTATCTGCCTTTGAAGAAGAAATACTAAAGAGAATAGTAGAGGCAAGTAGGGGACAAGGACTCAAAGATGAAAAGTTCAAAGTCACCATGTCACCAAAGGGACAACTTAGAGTTATGGAATTCGAAGCCGGTGAAAGTGGCCCTATGTTTTCACTTAGGTCAGATATAAAATATGGAATTAAAATACAAAACCAACCGAAGGGAATGTTTAGTGTAAGTCCATTTGCATACGAATATAGAGGAAAGAAAAAAGGCAATAGGTCAGAGATTGGAATACTTTCAGATTTATACGGAAAGGATGCACCTATGTATAGGGGAGCAATTGAAATGTATAATCAGATACCCGACGAGTTAGAGGGCGAAGATAGGGAAGCAGTACTTCAAGAAATTGGAGAAAAATTTAAACTAAAAGATGGTGAGATACAGGAGAGTCAAATCCAAGATGCCATTGCTAGGATAGAGGAAGGAATGAAAGACACAAGTGCGTCAGAAGATAACGAGTATAGATTAAACGAACCCCTTTCAGATAAAATAGACCAAATACTTCACAATTACTTTACAGTAAAAGAACAGATAGAAGAAGGTGCTTAAAATGCCAACAGTATTTTCCCCTAGTGACTACACTACAATTAATGCAGATTATTCTACAGGGCAGGGATTCTATACAGACAAAACCGCAGTATCGGATTTATTACAGATACCTGCTTTCGGTGCTGGTACAAATCCTACCCAAGTACAAGTAGGTTCTATAATAAAAAGAGTAGAAGGAATGATTGACGATAAAGTAAAGCGTTCCTATAGACCCATTAGGCATGAACACGAATTCCACGATTTTAATTTTAGTAGACATCCCGCAGACGCATATTATGGAGGATATGTTGGCTTTGTGCAATTGCAACATATGAAAGTTAGAAAGATTGTAAGTTTGCAAGTTTGGCAGGGGAATTCATACAAAGAATTGGCTTCGGCACAGGCAAGTATAACCATATTGGATTATGCAAAATTAAATACAATTGTCTTGACTTTGCCCGATGGCTCTACTACATTTACACTTACTGCTAGTAATAGCGTGGGTTCGAGTTTATCAGATTCTAATTTTAGTAAGAAGTTCGGTACTAAAACAACGGCTAAGGAAATAGTGTCTCTAATAAATGAACAATATCCCGCCAAGACCGCTTCGTTTACGGGAGCAGATAATAGAAAGAGTTTGACGGAAGATGGCTCTAGTAATTTTAACATTTCAGATTTCTTTTATGCAAGTACTGACCCCGACGATGGAACTAAAATTAATATCTCTTCTCTTTTAGAAGGGGAAGATGGTTCGGATTGCACTATTTCTGCTACAGTAACTTCCGGAGATGTTTCTGCTTCTATTAGCATTGATGCCTTTACAGATAAGCAAGACATGAAAAGAATTGGTAGTTTTTGGAAAATCGGTAATGAAGGCAGGATATTTTTCCTACAGGACTACCCGTATCATACTAATAACTCTGTAATAGTTTCTTATATTGCTGGAGATTCTAGAGTCCCTGCGGCAATACACGAAGCGGCTACAAAATTAGTAGCGGCAGAGATTTTAAGACACGATGACCAAACCATTCTTATTGCTGAAACTGGGGCAAACATTACCACTAAAGAAAAGTATGACATTCTAAAGAAAGAAGCAATGGAAATCCTAGATGGCAAGAAGGATTTAGTTTACATAATTGGATGATAATATGTTTGGAAATCTTTCTCAGCAATTTCAAAAATATCTAGAAATAGAAAAAGAAAGAAATCTACAAATGTTAGAGATATCTAAATTACTAAGAGTAGACTTTACATTTTCCGAAGATGAAATGCTAGCAAATGCAGAAGCCAAGATTGCTGAACATATGGAAAGAGTAATGAAAGATAGGCTAGAAGAAGCACTTAAGGGGATGGAATAGTGGATGAAGTTAGTCTATTAATTGACCTGTTAGATAATAATTGGTCTTCTTCTGCCACTGCTCTACAAAGCGCAGGTACAATTTCTAGTGACCATATTGGCAAACCAAATATAATTGATATTCGAAGTATGGAAGCAAACCGAGGAAGTCGGTACGATTTATCATTAAAAGACTTAATCGTTATTTTTGAAGATAGCCAAACTGTAGATTATCCGACAGTACATTATGATGTACGCAACGAAAGTTATTCATTTACAATTCACATTCGACATGTCCAAGATGAAAGAGCCGGAACGGATGCTGACTTTGGCAAAGATAGGCTAAGGGCTTTATACTTGATTACTCGTCATGTGCTTGAGGGGAAGCGCACCGGATATACTGCGAGCGACGGTTCTAGATTTAATCAAATTTTTGTTGGGGCTAGAAACGAATCAAATGACAGGAAGAAAAGAATTTTCGGATATAAGATTAGCATAGAAGCAAAACGATTCGCACTCTCAGTCCCATAGTTAGTAAGTAAGGGAGAGGAAGAACATGACAAACACAGATATATTTTTAGGAAGCGGCGCAAGTTTAACATTCGTTCCCGAAGTGCCACTATACATTAAATTACATGCAGATACCGCAGGTGCAGATAAAACAGAAGCAAGGCTACATGGGGATTTATCTACTAAGATTTTACTAGTTAATGACTTATATGTTGGTTGCCAAATAGATTTTTATGATAATGGAACCTACCTTTCTACCCATACAATTACGGGGAATACCGCAGAAATAATTACTTTTACTCCTAAAGTACCTACTACTATTGTAGTAGCAGATGATTATTTTATTATTAGACCATATGGTGCGCCATGTGTCGGCCCTAAATCCGGAACTACTGCTAGATTGAATGCAGATAACTGGTTAGGGCTTTTAGAAAGTGCGGAATTCCCTAATGTAGAAGTTGAAGTTAAGCAAATGAATCTTTCATTGGGCGGCTCAAGAAATATGACTTACCAATACAAAGGAATAGAAACTGCTAGTGGTGGAAATCTAAATGTAGTTGCTAATCATGGTGCTTGGCTCTATTACGCTTTAGGAAAATGCACTTCTATTACTGCTAGTTTAGTAGACGATGTTCCGACAGATGATTTCACAGGAAATACTGTCGGAGGATTTTACATTGATGCTGGCAATGCTGGTGGAGCATCCGACCATGTTATTGACGAAATGGTAAGTACAGGGCCATTGTTTTACAAATGCGCTTCAACTACAACTAATGGTTCTACCAAAACTTTACTACCCCCTCTTTTGAAAGGCTCGGATGCTAGAGCAGATATGGAACTATTACGCTCTCCTATTATTAGTTCCGGAAGCATAGACCACGAAATAATCTATACTTTCCAAGAAGCAGACGGAGAAGATTTACCTTCATTTACTTTAGAGCAAACATTGAGTAAATTGCCATCTTCTAACACATATTCTACTAGAGCAACTTCAACTTTGGAAGATTTAAATTTTGTAAGACTTGCTAGAGGAAATAGAGTGAATAGTTTTACTATGACCGCTAATGAAAATGAAGAAGTTAAAATGACTATGGATTTATCTACAAGGACTGTTACTAAATTGAATCAAAATGAAAATTACGAAGCGAGAGGCGGAGAACCAACTAATACTTCTTTGGTTAATTATGACTCTGCCGAGGAATTAAGAGAACCTTTCTTCTTTTCTAGTGGTTCTTTTAGCATATTCGGACAACAATTCCTAAAGGTCACAAATATGACTTTGACAATAAATAACAATTTACAGGAAAAGAGATTTATTGGAGTTGGAAATACTTCTATTCAAGATGCTATTCCATCCAATAGAATGTACGAATTGTCTTTTACTGCTCTAGTTACAGATGATTTGCTCTTTGAAGAATTATTTAATCGAAATGAAAATACAGGAACCGACGAAATAACCAACGGTACTAACTTTGCTACTGAAGGTCAGATTGATTTACAGTTTGATAAATCAGACGGAGAAGAAATTAATATCTCCTTCAAGAATTATTTCCTAGAAAGTGCAACCTATACAATACCGGATGATAAAGGGCCAATTACTGTTGAAGCAATGGTAAAGCCTAGAGATTTAGATGCCTGTACTGTTAAGACTCATTGGGTTCTACAGGGGTGATTTTCTTGGATAAGTTTGAGAAAAGAAAGCAGTATGCAGAGAAACTCAAGGCTCCTAAGAAAAGAGGCCGACCAAAAAAAGAAGAGGTAGTTAAAGAAGAAACTACAGAATGATATTCCACCAACACCGTTTGTTCGTTTGTTGGTTTAGTAGGTGGAAGATATGTTAAACAAAAAAATAGTAAGTAACAAGAGTGTAATGTTTGCACTCACAGAAGCAAAGTGCCACTGGATTCAAGTAGCACCGGATAGTGATGAATACCTAAAGATTTGGATTAAGGAACCAACTTGGCTAGAAGTAGAAAAGGCCGCTAATTCCTTAATGAACATTGATTCAAAGACCCAAAGTTTTGATTTGGACTTGAACGCAATGTACCGATACATGATTGAGAACTTCATCGAAAAAACTGAACCAAGTCTATCCGCAGTTGATTTAATTAGACTCACTCCCTTTGTAGGGAATCAAATAAAAGAAGTAATGCCTAACCCTTTCGAATTAATGTCGGGGGATGAAGAAAAAAACGATTAATGAGGCGGGGGATTAGGTCTGGTAAAACAGATGCCCAAACAGGAAGCCTCTTAGTCGTCTACACTTTGGCACAAGCGTTAGGGATAAGCCCATTAGAAATTTATCAGATGCCAGCCCAATTAGTACAGGATTTATTAGCAATACATGGAATAGTTGAAGAGATAAAGGCAGAAGAAATGGAAAAACAGACCAAGAAAATGAAGTGATATTATGGCCACCGACCCTCTTCTAAATACTAAGAAAACTCTTGGCGAAATAGCCGAAATTTCCCAAAAATACGAAGGCTACTTTACTAAAGCAGGTAAAGCGGTTTCGGGCTTTATGAGTGCTCAAGACGGGTTTAAAGGATTTGCTAAAAGTTTTCTTTATACCTTTAGAGGTAGTTTTACAATATTAAATAAATTCAAAACCGGTCTAATTGTGACAGGGAAGGTTTACGATACTACTATGGGACAAATAATGAAAAAGAATTCCCTACTAGGAAAAGGTATTAAAAAACTCAATGTATTAAAAATGCCTAACTTTGCAGAACGACTAAACCTACCCTCGTTTAAAAGCATGGGTAAAGGGATGAAAAACCTGTTGAATCAGATGGACTCCATTGGTGTTGATGGAGGAAAGGGGAGAGGATTAAGGGGAGTGATGTCAGATGTCGGTACTCTAACTAAACTTAAGGGTGGGCAATTCCTTGATAAGCGTCAAGAAGCATTTGGGGAAAGACTTGACCAAATTAAATCCTTTGGAAAGGGTGCTAGAGAAAAGGGTGGAGCAGCCCTTTCTTGGCTGAAAAAAAATAAATTTAAATGGATTGGTAAAAGTGCTGGTCTAATTTTAGGAGTTATGAAACTAGCAAGAACGATATTAGCCAAGGCGTTTAATTTCTTCATCATTTCTATGTTAGTTATAATGGCAGTAGGCACATTCCTCAAAGTGTTTTGGAGTACGGTTCAGTCTCTATACACCGGATTCATGAAACCATTTGAAGGATTTTATGCGGGAATAGAAACCGCTTTACATACTATTTGGGATAGTTTCTCTACAATAATAGATTTCTTTATGGGAGATGCTTCTCTTCTAGATGTAGCATATGCCCTGTTAGATTTAATGGTGGCTAGCGCATATGTCCTTTTGAAATTTGCATATACTATTGGACTGGCGGGCCTTTCTGCTCTTTTCCAAGTCGGCATGGATTTAGGAGAATCTATATTGGATTTCTTTTCTAGCCTAACTTGGGAAAAGTGGGCCTTGGGTGCTTTAGTGGCTTTAGGTGCTATGGTATTATGGATGTATGGATTCCCAATTATTGTACCTGCTCTCATAACTGCTGGAGTAATGATAGTGGCAAAGTGGCTTTGGGATAAATTATCTGACTGGGATGTATTTCATGCCGGAGGTACTTCTCATGGAGGCATGGCCCTTGTAGGGGAAAAGGGGCCAGAATTCGTAAATCTTCCAGCAGGTTCTAAAGTACATTCTAATAGAAAAAGTAGGACTATGGTTGGCGGTGGCGGTGGAGTTACTAACATCAATATTACCATTAATGCTAGAGATACTTCTGATGGAGAGATGAGAAGAATCGCAAGTAAGATAGGAGATATGGTAAATAATAAAATTAATAGAAGTACTTCTTCTAGGACAATGGGGTGATTAAATGAGTTTCGTGTATCTAAAAACTAAGGCCAATCAAGGAAGCCTCACTAAAAATGTAATCCCATTACTTGTCACTAGCGTTAGCATTTCTACAGATAAACAAATACCTGCTTTACCAGTCCCTCTTAGTGGATTAGCAACAGGGGAAGCGGTAACTGCGGCCCTAGATTTAGGAATGTCTAGTAAATCAATTACTTTACAAGGTTTCATTATGGAGTCTGCGATAACTAAAGACGGGTCGGGCGGACATAGTGGCGCAGCACTAACATTTACTGCACACGAAATCGCACAGATGATTGCATCCGGAGTAGATTCTACTGGCGCAGCACTTCACCAAGCATTTGATGAACTAGTATTTTTAATTCCGTCTAATGTAGATGAAAACTACAAAGATAGAGATGCCGATGGAAGCGGTAGTAGGGGGGATTTAATCCCTTGGACTTTTACTTCTAGAGGTGGGCGCAATGAACTAGATAATTACAGAGTCCCTCTTAGCGACTCCTTTCCTACTTCTTCTACTTCAGAAGGAGTTAAGGGGTTTATTAGACAGTTCGGTTGCGATTTTACTTCCGATACTGTAGAGGTTTCATTTACTATGCAATTTGAAGTAGCAACAGTATTCCCTTGAGGTGGTTAAAATGTATGAAGTATTGGCAGGAAAACAACGCTCTTTGGTCTTTCCAATTATGTGTAATGGCCATGTAGTTCTTCCCTATGCTTTGAATGTAGCAGATACAGAAGGGGATTCTGATACTAGCAATGATGTAGCATATGGATTATGGGCGCATGAAGGGTCTTTTACATTCGAGACAATAATTACTCCCTATGAAATAAATGGTCATGGAACTTATTCTTCTTTGAGTGCCCCTGCGAATACTAGCGTAAATAGTATGAAAGTAATGCCAGCACTATCTCAATCTGTCTATACCGCCGGTAATGAAAACCTTTACCAAAACGAGAAATATCTTTCTAGAACTGCTAGACTAACTCACGAAATGATGCTGTTTTATAATACTAATTTCCAAATATCCTTAATTAATTCTACACTACATAATGAAAATGAACCTGCTAGATATAAGATTAGAGTTAGATTAAAATTGGGAGCCAGTACTGAAACCTACACTACAGATGAAATGATTACACCGGTTTCTTTTGGTAGGCAGTTTAGATTAGGTAGCGTACTTGCCCTACCTACTCGACTAGTGGATTCTAATGGAAGGCAGAAATATAGACAGGTTGCTACCATTAGTAGCCATAGCGGGACTAATTTTACTACTAGTAAAGCAGACTATCTTTTTGCCGGTAATAAGCAAGAGGTATTTATTGCTCCTGCTGGAGAAATTATTTCCCTAGGAACTATAAACACTGTAGCAGGTTCAACCGGAAGTCAAGCAGTTGCCTTAACTAGTTCTTATTCTACTTCTATTTCCGACGGAACTCCTCTATATGTTAAAGATGAGCAAATGGCGATGTATACAGAAAATACATCTCATATCGCTTGTACCTTTAACGAATCAAATAGAAGGCTAACTATTTATTTTAATGGTAGTGAAGTTAAAGCAGATATACATGCTACAGATAGTACCTTCTCTTTTGCTAGAGAACATTCTTACTTGGGTGCAAATGGAACTGGTTCTACTGGGCCTAATTCAGCAACTACCAATAAACAATTCATGGGGGAGATTCATGAAATGTCCATGATGGGGGTTAGAAGAAAAGAATTCAAGGGAATAAACAATCTCCTTCCTAATTATGATGACACTTTATTTTATTTTAGATTCGAGGAGGTTGACTTATGAGTGATAGAATAGTAGTACTGACTAACGAAGGCAAATATACTAATTTAATTAAGTCGGGGACAGCCAATTCCACCGCCACTGTTACAGGCATATCCACAACTAACTTACAGGCAGGTATGCTAGTTACTGGAACTAATATACCGGACAACACCTTCATGAAGAGTTTTGATAGCAGTAGCCAAATAACTTTATCTCAGGCTACTACAGGAAACGCAAGTTCATTTAAATTTACTTCTACTAACTACCAAGTTCCTACAAATCCCCACATAAATATAGTAAAAACCCTATCTTCTACAGATAGACTTTACACTGCAATATTTCCCGATGATAGCAACACCGCACTAACTATTGATGAAGTAGGTACTAGCACTGCTAATACAGAAAGGCAGAACCTAGCAAATACAGAGGGATATAAAATAAAATGCTACGATTCTGCTACTGATGAAGGAGTCAAATTAATTGATGCTACTTCTAACTATAGCGATGCCGATTTTACAAACTACCACTACTTCATATTATTACATTCTGACGACCATAACAAACACCATTTTGCTAGAGTAACTCAAGTTACTTCTGACGATACAGCAGGAGACTCATTTGAATTTGAGCCAAGGCTAGGAACAGAAATAACAAAGGGCACTAAATTTATGTTATTCAGAGGCCCTGCTAAAGACACTTACCCTCTTGTAGTTTCAGCAGGAATAAAAATGAATTTGCAATATGAACTATTTTGTTCTAGACCTTTATTTTATTTCTTTGATGAGTACATGGATAAAGATGGACAATTGAATCATAGCACCAAATACTATTCCCATTGCCAAACTACTAATACTAATGGTGCAATTAATTTATATTCTGGATTAACTCATACTTTTACAACTATTACTTCCTACGCAGAAGATATTGTAGATTATAGCAAATATAATTTAAAGGCGCAAGTAGTAGATAATTTAGTGACTTTAGATGACCCTCATACTAATACTTCTAATGAAGGACTAAGTTTGAATAGTGCTGATTGGGCTGACTATGACGATGTATTCCCTAACGCAAGAAGAGACAGCGACGACTTGTCTAGCACTTGGGCATTTACTGGGCCTAAAAGATACTTACATTATAGAAATTCTCCCGATAGGGCTAATATAGTATTTGGCGTTTATGATAATATCGTATATGAATCGTATGGACAAAGAGGAGGCTATGGAGAAACTAAGATTGCCGACTTATTCAGAATACAAAATAAAAAGATTACGGAAAATATGCCATATAGAGTTAGGCATAAAGTACACAGGGCTAATTTAGAAGATTGGTTTGATTTAGAAGTGGAGGTTCTTTCGGCATCTTCCCCGACTTACACTTTTACTACTACTCACGATTTGAACAGTTTCCTAAATGCTAATGACGAAATAAAAATTGGAGATGTATTGTTTATTATAGATTCTATAGGAACCTTTACTGCTGCTACTGCATCTTCCCCTGCAAGCCAACCTATGACTTTAGAAGTGAGTGGCTCCAATAAATATCATAAGACAGATGGAGTAGCAGGGCTATTTTCTGTTTCATCTAATCCTACTATATCCGTAGGAGATAAACTATACCGTAGGGCATTTAATAGACAGGACAGTACAATACTTACAGATTTCCCATTAGTAGACAATAGAATAAATAATCTTTTTATCAACATTATTTCTAAAGACTATGGCTATATTAAATTAAATGTTACATCTGTAGATGTAGATAAAAAATTAATGACCGTTAAATTCGTAACTAAAACATATGGCACTGGGACTAATAGTGGCCTACAGTGGCTTAATGGAGATTACGAAATAGAGATAGAGAAACTAAATGGCACGATAGAAACCATAGACTCCTATCAAGAAAGCGGTCAAAGGATTTTACAGATAAGTGGCAGGAATAGTTATAGTAAATTATTATCACCTTCTGTAAATAAAAATACTCTTCATTCTAAAGATATTATTTATTCTAGTAATAGTCCCTTTAACAATGTAAAATTAATTACCGGTAGTCCATTTTTGACATGTTCCTTCAATAGCAAAATTGTAGAGTTTGATTCCGATAATTACTTTGATGCTACTGCTGATGTTGGCACTCATGTTTATGCTTATCATGTAGACCATGCTAACACTTCTTATGTTGGAAAAATCGCTACCGTTGATAGCAGTACAAGAGTCACTTTAGAAAATTATGCTTTAGTAGAAAGTGACCCTACTAGTAGCCCATCGAGTGCGGCAGTAGGGGCGGAAGCAACTTCTAAACACTATGTTTTCAACAAGGCACTTTCTACTAACTCATTCCAAAATACTAGTACTGACTTAACTGCGGCTTCCGATAAGGGGATAATCTTCGAGAGTGGACAAAGCCTAACTAGCACTGGTGCTGAATCTGCCACCTTGGTAGGGACATCTGCAAGTCAAGATTCTAGAGCATTGGGATATTATCTTAGTGATACTGTAAGAATAAAAAGTGATTCTGCATTCCAAGCAAGGCTAGATGATAACGCAGCGAGCAAAACATTCCAAACCTTCGATACCATAAATACGCTAATTGACTTTTCTATACTAAGTACTAAAGAAGCAGATGGAAAAACACTAATAGAAATTGCTCCGCATATGCCTCTAACTTTAGGAAGAGTAGATATCAATTTTGCAAATACACAAGATACTACCTTTACAGATTTAGGGGCTTGCACTACAGGTACTTCCGGTAACACTTATTTTACAATTGATAAAGACGCAGGAGGAGGAACTACTACTAGTGATGCCCTACTTTCTACTACTGCTAGTCCTAGAAAATTACATAATAAACCAGTTTATGCCAACGGTGTTTTCTTAGGTAAAATCATTACAGTGACTCTTCATACAGACCACGATACAATTTATGTTTACTTGGATAGGAAACTAACTTCCACTATTAGCACTCACACCATACAGATTTTAGCAGAGAGTACTTTCTTAGAGACAGGAAAACTAACTCATGAATTGGCTTTACTAAATGCTGGACATTTACATACTGGAAAAATAATATCTTTGCTAAGTCCCCATGTTAATGAAGACAGCACCTACAAAACCCTGTCTATGAATTACCCACTCTATTACGACGATATGGCTGAAGAGTTTTATTATTCTGAAAAATACGGTTCTCCTTATTTTAGAATAATAAATTTAGAAAAGGGAAACTATAATAGAATTAATACTACTAGCACTACTGACATAAAAGATGTTTCTGAGTATTATTTAGAAACCGTAAGCAAAGTTCCATATTACGCCAGTTCCTATAGATTTGGATTAGGAAACTACATAGAGAATTGGAGCGAAGACTATCCTATTATCGGAGTTGGTAAGACGGGAGAGAATGCTGCTCCGCATTTTAGTACCCACTTACTTCCCGAATCTAGAGGAAATACTTCCGTATATGGTTCTAGATTTTTCGATTCTAATTTAAGAGCAGAAAATGTTGCCCTAACAAGAACTCTGTTTACTCACGACCCAAGCGTAACCAATACAGTGGCAGATGTAGCGGGTACTCATGAGAATGTATTTACTACCAAAGACCATTTAGACTTATTAGACTATAAGATATCTAGAATGTTTCTTTTTAGTACTTCTGACCTACATCCTTATTCTTCTGAACGAAAGGACAGTCTAATGTATAGTGGCCAGACTAGAGAAATTTCTAATTATAATTTCTTTGCACTGGAAGCCCCTATAGAAACTTCTTCTTCGGATATTAAGGAAAGTACCATCGGTAAAACTAATACACTAACATTAAACGATTCTAATTACACTTCTAGTTCTATTATCTCTGCCGATAAAACTATTTCAGAATTAAAGAGATTTTCTTTAATGAGATTAACCGAAGTAGTTTTCGATTGGGCTTTCAATCAAATAGACCCCGAAAATATAATTTCTAAAGACAGAGTTTTACCCCAATTCAAGTATTCGGCTTTCGACTTTGATACTCTAGGTACTTTGTTTGCAAGTACTTCTCAAGTCGCTACGGGAGATTACAACGATTATACGGTGGCTGGCTGTTCTTATAATAATGGAACTACCATAACCCATTCTTCTAATACATCAATAAAAGCAGGAATGCCAGTTAGCGGGGATGGAATACCAACCGGTGCTACTATTGCTAGCATTACCGATGCTACTCATTTCGTACTATCTTCTTCTACTACTGGAGGGAGTAAGAGTAGTCAGACTCTAACCTTCGGTTCTTATATTGCAACAGATACTTCTGTAAATCCTAATACCTTAACAGGGCAGAGAGAAATAATAGCAGATTCCGATGGAAGATATATTGGGGAGGTAGCCGCTACAGAAGGAAGCAGCGGTAGTTGGAAAATAGTCCTAATGGATAAGGCTAGAAAAACAAATGGTACGGCTTATTTTGCTGGCACTTTGTATGCTTTAGGAACTATGAGAAATGCTGACGGTTCGGCTACCAGTAGGGTTTCTACTATACGGGGGCATGGAAAGGAAGATACATTTGTCCAACTTAGAAAGGAACCACATATGATGAAGTCTATAATCGTAAATGATGTTGGGTCTGGACATTATGGTGACGGAACCTGTGCTTGGAGTAGGCAGAACACTGTAGTTCTAGACCAAGGCGGCACTATTAATGGATTTAAAACATTTAATTCATATCTTCCTATTGATTTTGATGCGGCTAGCATTTTAGGAGACACTAGCCAGTCTGCATCAGGTATTAGTGACCATCCCTTCAAACTATTTGAGTTGTTTCATGGAAGTTTGGGCGAGCCCGATAATAGCGCACCTGCTGGAAACGAATGTTTGTATAATCCATTTCTACCTATATTTTTAGACCGGTTTGATGTTGAAGAAGGTGGAGGCAGTTTGGTTTCAAAGGGAACCGTTGCCGGTGCTATTAGTTCTATAGCCTTTAGAAGTTCCCAAAGTTCTTCTACCCCGTTTTGCCTAGTTGGAATGGGAATACTAAACGACTTTGCCGAGCACGAAGACGGAGTGGGCTCTCACGCAAATAGAACATATGCGAAAGATGCAGATGGGGTAATGTTGGGATTCAAGCCCCGTTTATATCTTACTTCTTCTGCAACCAATACTAATAAAGCGGCTGGAAATAGAAATGTGTATAGTTATGTTATTGATTTAGATACTGATATAACTAGTATAACTTATTTTGATGAAGATGACACTTCGGGTACTGCTGATTCAGTAGCCTTCGCTAATATAAATAGAAAATCTCTAAGATTAATGAATGATTTAACCGGATGTTATTTGGTTTCAGAAAAAGGGAAGTACTACGATGAGAATTTTACTGTCCAAACATATTCCAGTCTATTAGCAAACACTCCTTCACTAAACGAACAAACTCCTAATGTCATAGCGTATGTAATTTCTCACGAAATAGACACTACCAATTCTACTGAAAGACATATCTTAACTTTAGATACTGCAATAGTTACCGATTTTTACAGAATAATGCAGCCTAATCATGTGTGCTTTTATAGTCACTCACCTAATAAAATTAGGTTGAATACTCTATCATCCGCATACACTAAAGTTAGTGGAGAAGATAATTGTTATGACCCTAGCGAAATCAATTCTTATATGGTTAGGAATAAAAGTGGAGGTCGCTCCTTTACTAGATTCCATAACACAGGAGGTAAAGAGGCGGCTCTTTCTATGTATGTCGCATTAGATATGGATGCCCAGTCTGATTCACAGTGGGTCTTGCAGAGATTCCCCGATAAAATGGAAAGTTTACTTACTCCTAATAGTGACTTAACGGTGGCTGTCTCTGATGGAGATAATGTTTACAAGACTTCTATGACCTATACTGATAATGGAGACGATATAGGGCATTTCCTATCCTTTGATAAGATGGAAGAAACTTTGGGGGTAGCATCTATTAGTGAACCTATCACACTAACCGTAAACGGACAAGTATCTGCTGCTGCTAAAAGAGGAATGATTGGTAGCGTTGTAGACATTTGCTACGAGGGTACTGATTTAATCAACGACCTGCTAGAAACAAATGATATAGAATTCACTTCTGAAGATAGCGACTTCCCATATTTCTTAGCACCAAACTATAAGGGGATTGATTTATTTTCTGCAATTAACTTAATTCTATCTAAAAAAGATATGGTCTTAATCGAAGACCCGTCTGCTTCCTCAACATACGAAATAGCAGATTCTACTTTTAAATTAGTAAATAATACTAGTGAACTAAACTACCCCAAGGTAACACTTAGCGATAATGGAGACTACCAAATATACGAATATAATAAAGTTAAATCTGTATTTGATTTCTATAACGAAGTGATTGTTTATGGTAAAGTACACAAGGGCTCTAGAAAGGATTTGAGAAGCATAAACAAACTAGGTAGGAAAACCCTAGAAGTATATGAATCTGAATTAACTTCTCAAGAGGCAGTAAATAAAAGGGCACTGGAATTGCTAAGGCTACATTCCTCTGACAATGTTAGACTAAATATTACAGTTGGCCATAATAACATTAGTCAATTACAGGCCGGAGATATAATCAATGTAGAACTAACTAGGGAAGGCATAGAACTAGACGAATACATTGTATTACAAATAGAACATACTTTTACTGGTATGCTTAAATTAGAACTAGGCAGATTTACAAAACAATTGGAGGATAGATTTGCTGAATTACTTTCAGATAATAAAAAAATACACGCAGATATTAGGGCTAAAGAATTTGATGAAAGGGCGATAACCTTTGATATATTAGATTCCCTTGATATTAAAGTTAGCAAACTTTTAGTTAGAAGAATAAACTCAGACGGCTTGACTCTAGGATTCGGGGCAGCCCTAAATACTAGTACCACCCCAATGGGATTCAATAGCGGTGCAACGATTGACAATTTAGTGGAGGAAGAATATTGATTACCGATGAAATGAAAGCAGAAGTACTTAGTTACATAGAAAGCACATTAGCCGCTAGCGCACAAATAGGTTACGGTGGAAACTCAACTAGCCCTAGGTCAACTACTTTAGATGTGCCTAGCGGAGCAACTGTAACAATAGCAAAGGAAAAATCAAATCTAAATGTTTTAGAAATAAAAGTTACTTGTGCTGGTAGCAACATTACTGGAAAAGTAATAAGAGAGTTGGGCATATTTAAGACAAGTAGCGAGATGATAGCGAGGGTCAATTTCGATGGAGTCGGCCCATTTACAGCATCCGAAACTTTAGAACTATTCTTAACAATAGAGGTGAACTAAAATGGTTAATACAACAAACCCGCACTACATAACACAAAATGCCACAGGTACAAGTTTAACTCAGCCTGTAGATACAGTAGACTTCCCACATTCGGGACTAATCAAGGCACTGAATCAGATGGCGGCAGGGAATGTAGTAGTAAAAACTGGTACGGATTTTGACATAAATCAAACGGGCAGTAATCTAGTTGTAGCGGCTGGAAAAATACTAAGGAATGGGGAATATCATGCTGTCGGAACTAAGACTTTTGCTGATAGTGCATTAACCACTACTTATGCTAAAGGCTATCATTTGCTAGTAGTGGCCGATGGAAGAGAAAGTGGAGAAACTGTAAATGAATTATATCTAAGGCCACCAGCCGCTAACGAAAGAGTTCCGGAATTCAAACTCGGAGATACTATTGTTGCAATGATAGAATACTCTAGTGGGACTTCCGCCGGTTCTAGATTAATTCAATACTTTACTACAAATAAAGAATCTAATAGTTTGAGTATTGCTTATGGTGTTGGTTCTGACCCAAATAAGATTTATACTCCTACTGCTAGTATAACCGGTGCGGCAACAGGAACTACTATTACTAATACAGTGGGCGATTTTACAATAGATAACCAAGATACTAATGACCAAATAATTTTACAATTAGGTACTGATACTGATGCTACCGCAGTAGTAATTAAAGACGATAGTGGAAATAATAAATTTGTAGTTACGGGGGATGGAAAAACTCAAGCAAAGGATATTTTAGAAGTAGGTACTGATTTGAAAATGTCTACTTCTTCTGATGATGCTATTATAGAGAATGTAACCAGTAATAAAGATATTATTTTCAAAGCAAACGATGGTGGTGTTGTTACCGAAGTAATGAGAATAGATGGTTCATCTTCAAGAGTGGGTATTGGGGCAACAGCACCCACAGCAAAATTAGAAGTTAGTGGAGATACGGCAATTTCAAGAAGTTCTGATTCAGGACAAACAAGAACATTAAGTATCGAAGGGGCAAGAAACGCTGCGGGTACGGATTATGCAAGAATTGATTTAGAAAATTATGATTCTCACGGCCCTACTTCTTATGTCGGTGCAAGAATTAGCGCAGTTAATGATGCAGATGGAGTTAATGATGGAAGTTTAGTATTATCTACTGCTAATGCTGGAACATTAGCAGAAAGAATGAGAATTGATGATGAAGGGAATATTGGTATTGGAACTGATACCCCTACAGCATTACTGCATCTTAAATCAGCAAACTCCCTAGAACCAAGATTGCTCATTGAAAACACTAATACTGATGAGGATGAACCTTCGTTAGTATTGAGAAAAAATAGTCCAACTCCTAATGCACTCACAAATCCAGCATCATTTACTGACGCTACTTGTGATACTAACCATACATCGGGATTATCTGATGGTTCAAGCACAAGTGTTAGACATATTACACATGTCGCTAATGCCAACATTGTTGTAGGTTTAACCGTTACAGGAACAGGTATTCCTTCAGGTAGCACAGTAACAATAGTAGCAATTAACAACTCTACTTGTTTTACAATTAGTCATGACACTGACGCTACAAATACAAACACCACTCTAACTTTTGAAAGTTCAGAAATAGATGATATAGGTATAATTAGGTTTGAAGCAGAAGATAGTACCGGTGTAAATACTCTTTATGCTCACATTCTCGTAGAATCAAGATATGTAACAAATGGTCAAGAAGGAGGGAAGTTTAATTTTAATGTAATGCACCAAGGCAATTCAAGAAGATTGCTTTTAGTTCAAGGCAGTAGCACTTCTTCCGGTAGTGTTCATGTTAATGATGGACAATACGATGTTGATTTCATAGTTGAAGGTATGGGAGATACTTCTCTGATTAGAACAGATGCAGGTAACGATAGAGTTGGTATTGGAACAAGTCTTCCCAAAAATAAACTACAACTTTCTCATACTGGTGCTGATGGTCTTAATGGACTAATGATTGTAAGAGAAGATACTACAACTACTGATGGAGATTTATTGGGAGGTATTGGTTTCGATTCAACAGATGGAAATGTCCCTTCGTCTGTTTTAGAGTCTTCTGCTTTTATTTCCGCTAATGCAACTGAAGACCACGGAACCGGAGATAAAGGAGGTAATCTTAAATTTGGAGTATCTTTAATAAATGAAAATGATGATGTTGTTTCAACAGAGTTAGCAAATGTAGGGCCACCTGACACTACTGCTAATGCTACTACTCATGCTGGACTTAATTCTAGAGTAACAACCGCTATTGTGGCGGCGGCTACTTATGCTCCTACT